GCAAACCTCTCCTAATGAATTTATAAATAATCAAGCGCAAACCATTGATGGTACGCAAACAATTGAAAGTGCAGTTTTAGCTGGACCTATTACTATTCCTGCAACTATAACAGTAACAGGGACTTTAGTAATAGTATAATGTCAAAAATAGAAGTAGATGCAATAACAGAACAATCAGGATCAACACTTACAGCAGGTGGTGGAGCAGGTAAAACTGTTGTTGTAGATGCAACTACTGTAACTTTAGGTAGATGTGGTGGAACGGTAGCTTTAGCTTCAGGTGCTAGTCAAACAGGTTTTGGTAGAACAGGGACTGTCGATTGGCAAACAGGATCAATTAAAACAAGTACATTTACAGCCGCAAATGGCGAAGGTTATTTTGCTAACACAACAGGTGGTGCATTTACTATGAATTTACCAGCAGGTGTTGTTGGAGCAATTGTATCGGTTGTAGATTATACAAACACATTTCAAACAAACAATTTAACCGTTTCACCAAACGGATCAGAAAAAATTGGTGGCGTTGCAGAAGATGCAAAATTACTAACAGAAGGACAATCAGTTACTTTTGTATATGTTGATGGAACAGAAGGTTGGAAAAATGTACAAGATTCAACAAGTAATGTTACAGGAGCAGCTTTTATTTGTGCTTCAGTTAGTGGTAGTGGTAATACTTTAAGTACAGCACCAGATTGTGCTAATGCAAAAATAGCAACATTTACAGGTCCAGGAACTTTTACAGTTAATAGTGTTGGATCGTGTGCAACAAATAATTTAGTATCTTATTTAATAGTAGCAGGTGGTTCAGGAGGTGGTTATGATAGAGGTGGTGGAGGTGGAGCTGGAGGTTTTAGAGAAGTAAAAAGTCCAATTACACCTTATACAGCTAGTCCTTTAGATGGATATCCAAGCGCACCTAATAGAGTAACTGTTAGTGTGCAAGGTTATGGAATAGTAGTTGGTGCAGGTTCTGCTGCAGGAGGTGGTCCAAGTAGGCCTCCTAATGGAAGTGTTTCAAGTTTTGGAGGAATTACATCCGCAGGTGGTGGTGGAGCAGGTTCTCCAGGAGCAACTTCTGGAAATCCAGGAGGTTCAGGTGGTGGAGCAAGAGATATTGCAGCTTCAGGAGGAAATGGAAATGATCCTTCCACATCTCCAGCACAAGGTCAAAATGGTGGATCTTCTACAGGAAATCAAAGTGGTCCAGGAGGTGGTGGTGGGGGAGCTACACAAACAGGTTTTGATGGACAAGGTAATCCCTCTACACCAACGATGGGAGATGGTGGAGATGGTGCAACAACTTCAATTTCAGCAAGTTCAACAGCTTACGCAGGTGGTGGTGGTTCAGGTGGGGGTGGTTGTGTTCCAGCAGGAGGAGAAGGTGGTACTGGTGGTGGTGGTACTGGTGCAGGTAATTCTGGTCCAGATGGTACTGCAGGAACTGCTAACACAGGTGGTGGAGGTGGAGCAGGTAATGGAGGTGGAAGTGGTTATCAAAATGGTAAAGCAGGTGGATCTGGTATAGTAATAATAAGGTACAAATTTCAATAATTATGACAAGTAAAATTAAAGTAGATAATATAAATAAAGTTTCAGATGATTCAAACATCATCAACAAATGCGGTACAAACATCACTATGGGTGTAAATGGTGATACTGTTATTCTTCCTAATGGAGTAACAGAACAAGTTCAATCAGGTGCCGCGATTCAAGTTCAATCAGGTGGATCAATTACAATTGCATCTGGTGCAACTATAACTAACAACGGAACGGCCGTAGGTTTAGGTCGAACAGGAACTGTTGATTGGAACACAACTCCAAAAACAGGGACTTTTACTGCAGTGTCAGGAGATGGATTTTTTTTAAATACGTCAGGTGGAGTAATAACAGCTAACCTACCAGCAGGTGTTGCTGGAGCAATAGTTTCTTTTGCAGATTATGCAGGTACTTGGCAAACTAATAATGTAACAGTAACTCCTAATGGAACAGATAAAATTGGTTCACAAAATCAAAATGCAACTTTAAATATAGAAGGCCAATCAGTAACTTTTGTTTTTGTTGATTCAACACAAGGTTGGATTAATACTATGGATTCAACAAGTAATGTTAGAGGAACTCCCCCTTTTATAGCAGCCACAGGTGGAACAGTTACTTGTGAGGGCAATTTTAAAATTCATACATTTACAGGTCCAGGAACTTTTCAAGTTACTAGAACTGCCACATCTGCACCTCAAAACAAAATAGATTATTTAGTGGTAGCGGGCGGTGGAAGTAGTACAGGAACTATGGGAAGTGGAGGAGGAGCAGGAGGATTTAGATTATCAAATGATACTTGTATGTCTGCACCTCAAACTTCGCCTTTAGCAACTCCAACAGGTATTACAGCATCAGTTGCTTCTTTTCCAATAGTAATTGGAGCTGGAGGCACAAGACCAAACCCAAATTCTCCAGGTGGAACAGTTGGTAATGTTTCAAGTGGTTTAGGAATTTCTTCCGCAGGTGGAGGTGGTGGAGTTGCCGCAGGCCAGGATGGTCAAAATGGTGGATCAGGTTCAGGTGGTGGTGGAGAATTTCCAGGTAGAGTTGGTGCAGGAGGAACAGGTGATACACCTTCAGTAAGTCCTCCACAAGGAAATGACGGAGGAACTGGTGGACAAGCACCATCTAATAGAGGTGCTGGTGGCGGAGGTGGTGCAGGTGGTGCAGGCGCAGCAGGTAATAATGATGGAGGAGTTGGTGGAATAGGTTCATTTGTTGTTGCAACAGGTTTTGGTGGATCTAATGGTGAAGCTGGTCCAGTTAGTGGTGCAAGATATTTTGCTGGTGGTGGCGGTGGAGGATTTGAATCTCAAGGTGGACAAAATGGTGCTGGAGGTATTGGTGGAGGCGGAGATGGAGGTCCAGGACCAGGAACAAATCCAGGAAATGGTCAAGATGGTGTTACAAATACTGGTGGTGGTGGAGGCGGTGCATCTAGAGGTGGTCCAGGAACTGGTGCAGGTCAATTAGGTGGATCAGGTGGTTCAGGCATAGTAGTAATAAGATATAGGTTTCAATAGGTAAAAATTATGAGTGAAATAAAAGTAAATAAAATTAGTCCAAGATCCGGAACAGCATTCACATTAGGAGATAGTGGCGATACGTTTACAATCCCTTCAGGTGCAACTATTAACAACCAAGGTACAGCAGTAAACTTTGGTGCAACAGGTTCAGCGTCTTGGGTAACAACAGTTAAGACATCAACTTTTACAGCAGTTGCTGGTGAAGGTTATTTTATAAATACAACAGGTGGAGTAGTAACAGTTAATCTTCCAGCGGGAACTGCAGGAGCTGTTGTTGCAGTAAAAGATTACGCAAATACATTTGATACAAATGCAGTTACATTAGCTCAAAATGGTTCAGATAAAATTGGTGGTTCAACTGCTAATGCAGTTTTATCAACGGAAGGTATTGCAGTAACATTAGTTTTTGTAGATTCAACACAAGGATGGTTAGTAACAGATTCAGGTTTACAAAGTGAAGCTCCAGAACCAGATGCGTTTATTGTTGCATCGGGTGGAACAATATCAACAGTAGATACAAATTTTAGAGTACATACATTTACAGGTCCAGGAACATTTACAGTTTGTAGTGTTGGTAATTTGGGAGGTTCAACTGAAATTTCTTATATGGTAGTAGCAGGCGGTGGATCTGGTGGTGATTCAGCACCTGGTGATGGTGGTGGTGGAGCTGGAGCAGGTGGATTTAGAGAAGGTAAAACTCCTCAATGCACTTACACATCAAGTACAATAGCTTGTACATCAGGTTCTAATAATGGATTATCAGTTACAGCAACAAGTTTTCCGGTAACAGTCGGAGCAGGTGGTGCAGCTACTGCTGCAGGAAATCCTCCAGGAAGTGGAAGCCCTTCAACTTTTGCAGGAAGCACAACAATTACTTCTGCTGGTGGTGGCGGTGGAGCGCAAGGAAACTGTGGAACATATAAAGTGGGTGTTGCAGGAGGTTCAGGTGGTGGAGGCGGAAACGGAACAACAGCATTTGGTGGTGCAGGAAACACACCTCCAGTAAGTCCAGCGCAAGGTTTTGCAGGTGGGGATGGATTAGAAGTACCACCATCACCAGGCGGAAACTTTTTTGGTGGCGGCGGTGGTGGAGCGACTGTAGTAGGTTCAGACGCAGTAGGCCCTGGAAGTGGACCCGGCGGTGCTGGAGCAACAACTTCTATAAATGGTTCATCGACAGCGTTTGGAGGTGGCGGCGGTGGTGCGTGTGTTTCACCTGTTAGAGGTGGAGCAACAGCAACTGGTGGAGCAGGTGGTGGTGCTGACGCATCAACTTCAGGTGTCGGTAATAGTGGAACAGTAAACACTGGTGGTGGTGCTAGTGCTGGATTTGGTGGTAATAGTGGTGGTACGGGCGGTTCAGGAATAGTGGTGATAAGATATAAATTTCAGTAGTTGAATGATAATTAAAAATAATATATAAGGAGAAACATTATGGCACATTTTGCAAAACTAGGAGCTAACAGTAAAGTTATTCAAGTACTTACTTTGAATAATGGTGATATGCATAACGCTGATGGCGTTGAAGATGAAACAGTAGGACAACAATATTTAGAGACACATAATAATTGGCCTGCACAAATGTGGATTCAAACATCTTACAATACATCTAATAACACTCATAATAATGGTGGTACAGCATTAAGAGGAAATTACGCAGGTATAGGTTATACTTGGGATGAAGATGATCAAATCTTTTGGCCTAAAAAAACTTATGCATCTTGGGTAAAAGATACTACAACTGCAATTTGGAAATCACCTATTGGTGATGCTCCAGCATTAACAGCTGAACAAGAATCACAAAATACAGCAGATACTCACGATTGGTATTATGCTTGGAATGAAGCTAATACAACTTGGGACTTGACAGACAGCAACGCATAAATTAAAAATGGTGGTGGTATGCAGAGACAAGTATTAACAGAACAAGCTTTATATTACGGTGATGTGGCAATGCCTAAAGATTGGGATATTGACCGAGATAAATTATCAGGCGACATCTTACAATCAGTAATTCAAAACAAAAATTTTCCATTTTCAAGAACTTGGGATATGTTAAATACATATATGCGAGATCACATTGGTCTTGAGTATGGTGTAAATTTAGTTAACAAAGAAACGTGGGGAAATATTTATAAACCCCAAGAGACTACAATTCCTTTATTAAATATTGATCCGGTGGATCTACGTAACTCTCCAGACTTTACTATGCTTTACGGCGTTAAAGTTAAAGATTGTAATGTTCGAATACATTACGAAGATAACAGACGTAAAGGAAGATCTTGGGATATAGAACTTAAAAATAATATGTTCATTATGTTTCCATCAACTAATATGTATTACTTAACTAACAATCAAAAAGATTCATTAAACTTTGTGCAAACAATAACTTATGAATATATCTAATTACTACTGGCATTTTCCTGCAGCACTTACACCAAAGTTTTGTGATGATGTAATAGCTTATGCTAATCAACAAGAAGAAGTAATGGCAAGAACTGGTGGATATGGTGATAAGAAATTAAACAAAGATCAAATAAAAGATTTAAAAAGAAAAAGAAACTCCGATCTAGTATGGTTAAATGATACTTGGATTTATAAAGAATTACATCCATATGTTCATATGGCTAATAAAAATGCTGGTTGGAACTTTGATTGGGAAAGATCAGAATCATGTCAGTTTACAAAATACAAACACAATCAATATTATGATTGGCATTGTGATAGTTGGGATAAAACATATGATAGAAAAGATCCTAATCATCCAGAGCACGGCAGAATTCGAAAACTATCTATGACTTGTCAATTAACAGATGGTTCCGAATACACAGGTGGTGAATTAGAATTTGATTTTAGAAACTACGATCCACATATGAGAGATGAAAGTCAACACTTAAGAAGAGCAAAAGAGATTTTACCTAAAGGATCTATTATTGTGTTTCCTTCTTTTGTATGGCACAGAGTTAAACCCGTAACCGCTGGCACAAGATATAGTCTTGTTGTTTGGCATTTAGGAAAACCATTTAGATAATGTTTATTTACGAAGACACCATTAAAAAAGAAATATGTAATGATTTAATTAATTGTTATGAAAATGCTAAAGATAAAACAATTCACGATGACAAGTATAAAAAAATGAGTGAAATATATTTTAACTTTGAAGACAAAAAATTAACTAATTATGCTTTAGCATTATATAATATTTTACAAAAATATAAAAAAAAATATAAATATTTAAATACAGGACAAGAACCTTGGGGTGTACATCCTATTTTAAAAATACAAAAATATAAACCAGGTGAATCTTATTTTAGTTGGCACGCAGAATCTACGGGTTTTGAAAAAAATAATGAAAGAATTTTAGCATTTTCTACTTATTTAAATGATATTAAAGATGGTGGAGAAACTGAATTTTTTTATCAAAAACAAAAAATAAAACCAAAAATAGGAAAAACAATTTTATTTCCTGCTTTTTGGACACATACTCATAGAGGTATTGTAACACAAGAAATTAAATATATATTAACAGGATGGTTTACATATGTACATTAACAATTACTTTAACACAACCATTTGGTCAGAACAAAAACCAGAGTTTACTAAGTCATTAACAAAAGCAACTAATAAATATATTAAAGCTGCTAGAAATTTTCCAGAAGCTAAAGCACATATAAAAAAGTTTGGTGACTTTGGAAGATCCTATCATTCAACACCTTTAACTGCTGATAATAATTTTATAGATTTTAGAAATTACATTGGTCAAAAGTCTTGGGAGTATTTAGATCACCAAGGTTTTGATATGTCATTATACACAACAATATTTAGTGAGATGTGGGTACAAGAGTTTGCTAAAAAAGGTGGTGGTCATCATTCAGCACACGTACATTGGAATCAACACGTATCAGGATTTTATTTTTTAAAGTGTAGTGACAAAACATCAATGCCAGTATTTCACGAACCGAGGACCGGTGCACGTGCTACAAAATTAAAAATGAAAGATCAAAAAGGTGTGTTAAGTGGTAGTGAGCTTATACATTTTAAACCAACACCTGGAACATTAATTATCTTTCCAGGATTTTTAGAACACGAGTTTAGTGTAGACTTTGGACTTGAGCCTTTTAGATTTATACATTGGAACATACAAGCAGTGCCAAAAGAGATGGCTAAGGATGTTTAAGAAAAAAAAATATACAGTTATTCGTCAAGCTATATCAAAAGACTTAGCTAGTTTTGTTGCAAACTATTTTATGATGCAAAAACAAGTTTATGATACTTGTAGACAAGCTAGGTACATTTCACCCTTTGAAAATATTATAGGTCATTACGAAGGTAAAGATGAACAGATACCAGAAACCTATAGTCAGTATTCTAATATAGCTATGGAAACATTAATGTTAAAATGCCAACCTAAAATGGAAGAGGCAACAGGATTAAAATTATATCCAGCTTATACTTATGCAAGAATTTATAAAAAAGGTGATGAACTTAAAAGACACAAAGATAGATTTAGTTGTGAGATATCTACGACTATGAATCTTGCTGGTGATGACTGGCCAATATACTTGGAACCTTCAGGAGAAGTAGGTAAAAAAGGAATTAAAGTAGATCTTAAACAAGGTGATATGTTAGTCTATTCTGGCTGTGAGCTAGAGCATTGGCGAAATAAATTTAGAGGTAAGGAATGCGTTCAAGTATTTCTTCATTATAACAACCGTAAAACCGTTGGTGCAAAAGATAATATGTTTGACAAGCGTCCTCATTTAGGTCTTCCTTCTTGGTTTAAACGATGATATAATCTTTAGATGGAGGCAGGGCACCACCACATACCCCCTGCTTCCTTTTAAGGATTT